GATATTTGTATAATGTCAGGTCAATATTCTCGATCTGAAATAATGATTTTGGAACGATTACTTGATGAGGTTGTGAATCCTGTATGCGTGTTCGATGGTGATATTTTTCGCGTGCATGGCACTAACCCCTCAGGTAATAGCATAACAACAATCATCAATTGTATAGTAAATGTACTTTATTTGATGTATTGTTATGAGAAGTTATGCCCTGGTCATGAGAAGAAGAAATTTTTTAGGTATGTGCGTCCCATTGTTTATGGAGACGATAATTTAGTGGCTGTGTCACCAGTGATCCATAGCTGGTATAATTTTTCTGGTATACGTGACGAGCTTGCTAAAATTAATGTCAAGTACACAAGTGCAGATAAAACACTAGATGGATGTTTTAAACCATTGTCGGAAGTATCATTTTTGCAACGTGGTTTTCGTCGCATCGGCGGTATTACATATGCCCCTCTTAACCTTGAATCAATTGTTCGCGCATTTAGTGTTAGCGAGATTTCGTCTGCTGTTTCTAGACTAGAATCATTGCAGGGTACTGTGGAGAGTATGTATAGGGAGATTTGTTTACACGATGATGATGTTTTTTCGGATTTTGAGTCTTTCTTACAGAACGTGGTTAAGGAGTTTCAACTCAAACCACTAGTCAATAGAGAGATGATAATATTTGACATTTTTAAAGATACTGATGCGTATCTTGGGTATTGGGGTAAGTTAGATGACTTTCCCCACAATTTTAGTGCTGACCATTAGGGTTGGCAACGGGTTTGCACATGTCCCGTGACCAAGTGTTTTTTAATAATTAGTAATAATAGTTATTAATAATAATAATAGTTCTATCATCTTGTTGCTGTTAACAAGGTGCCGTAGTGTGTAGTTACTTAGAAGAGATTGGACGATCAGATTTTTTCGAGAGGATACACTATTGAGTGGCAGCGGGCGCTCCCCGCAGATTTTGCGTGCCAGCAATAGATCGGAACCTATTCCGCCATTAAGGCGTGGTGGAGTAGAATAAAAGGACCTTAGTGATGATAATAATTTTCTGAAATTTGAGGAAGCCACAGTTAAGATGGAAACATCTCAAAACTTGGCTGTTGAGGGTGGTGATGACGCTTACCCTCTTAAAAATTGGTTAGAGCGTCCTGTCTTGGTATATACCGGAACATGGGCGGAAGGTGCAACTTTCGACAACACAATTGATGTTTTTTCTTTGTGGGTTACGAAGGTTGCGATGAGCAATAAGCTTGCGGGATTTGCCAATATAGCATTTGATATGGACATTCGTGTTCAGGTCAACGGTTCCCCTATGCAATATGGCGCCTTAACTTGTAGATGGATAGCTTTATATGATGCTAATTCTAAAAGACAGTATGGTCCTGTCCTCTATAGGCATTTGGGCCTGGGTACAACTGGTACGGCAATGGACCTTGCAGCTCTTTCTACACGTCCTGGTTTTTATCTTGATGTGGCGGACTGTCAAAGTGGTGAAATATACGTACCCTTCTTTTATCCCAAGCCTTTTCTATCACTGGTTGCCTCTGTAGGAGCTGCTGAGCGTACTACTTATGGACGACTAATATTGACTTCCGTCTCGGCACTTTCTAGTTGTGGGGGCAACGTAGGTGTACCTGTTAATGTTAGCGTTTGGGTTTCCATGAAGAACGTTCGACTTAGTGGGTGTACCCAAAGAGCGGCTCAATCAGGTCCTATATCTGGACCTTTTAGTCTTGCTGCTAGCGCACTTAAAGCTGTCTCGAGTGTTGCGGCCACCGCCTCCCATGCGTCTTCTGTCGTTGCAGGTGTCGCAAGATCAGTTGGCTTGTGTAATGATGACAAAACTGAGTCTGTGATGCCTGTTAGTTCTAAGAAATGTATAGGGATGGCCTCAGCACAAACAGGACAGGTGGTCGACGATACCTCCTTAACGGGAGCGTCGCTCAGTATAGAGCGTTATTCAGGTAGTATAAGCGAAGTGTGTGCTGTACCTGGGTATATTGGCAATTTTACATGGGGTAGCAGTGTTAATTCCGGTACAAATATCTATGCGTCTTTTGTTTGTCCAACTTTAGGCACTAGATATGCCGTTACTAATACTGCGCCAACACGAACTGGCACTACGGTTTTTGGCCAGCTGTGTCCCATGGGGTATTTTGCCATGATGTTTGGGCGATGGCGTGGCGATATTACTTTTAAGTTTAGTGTCATTTGTTCAGCCAATCATCGCGGAAAGTTACGAATTTGGTTTGAGCCCGGCTATAATACAACTGGAGCTGGACCCTCTGAGGCCTATGTACAATCAGTTATTCTTGATCTTAGTCAAACCAGAGAGGTCGAGGTTACAGTACCTTACTCGGCGT